ATTTAGCACAAGCCGAGTAAATGAGTCGGTCGTTGTCAATGTTCCAATAATTGTAGTTGCTGTTGATGCAGGATTAAATGCGCCAAGTTTACGAGACATTAGCTAATCTCTTGATAACTAATAACTACTTCTAAATCGCCAGACGCAGATGGAGCGGCTGAAATGCTCATCGCTTCTTCAAGAAATACGGGTGAGTTTTTGTCTAGCACGATAACTGTAGCGTCAGCCGGGACAACAACAGTCGATGCAATCGCGAATCCAACACCGGCTGCACTACTTGATGCACCAGCAGTTGCTACACCATTATGTATGTCAATTGAAATATCTGCGTTGTTAGTTCCATCTACGTTTGCTACATAAATAGAATTTACCTGAACTACAACACCGCTATTACTTGCGTTAGTCAAGATGGTGATTGCGCCAGTAGTAGCCAATGCAAACATATCTGTTTTAGCATTGATTGTTGCTACGTTAACAATATTTGGTGCTGCCATTTTTTATTTCCTTTATACTATGGTATCGCCAGTAGCCGTCACACCCATCATCTCAAGATCCGCTTTATCCTCAAAGCCGGTCAAAAATGGCGGGGCTGGCCACGAAATATCATTGAGATCTTCAGTGTTCTCGGGCAAATCGCGTAACTCTTGGCGATACTCGGCCCACTGTCGTGCAATGAAGTCTTTGATTAGATGGCCTTTATAGCCGTATATAGCTGTCTCTGTTTCAGTTGCTTCCGCGTATAAAAGCTGCGACCAATCACTTTCAAGCAACAGCTTATTTCGTCTATCACGAAGGCTTGAAAACTTTTCAGCTTTTTTAAGGTCTAGCTCTCTTTGCGTCAGGTCGCGCACAATCCACTCAATATTTTCCCGATCCCAGCCACGATACTGAGTATTTTTATCGATTGGCGGTTCATCAGGAACTTCTGTCCAACCAAACTTTTCTGCGTTTTGTGTAGTAGCTTCAGCGGTATAAGTGCGACGTTTCATGCGTCCGTTAAACATCTCCTCCACTTCCATGCGAAATGGCAGTGAGCGAACCGGGTAGCTACCTTTGTACGAGTACATAACCATTTATTTTTCCTTATCCGAATACCAAGGTCATTGCGATGGCTTTGCCGATACCAATACCTGCACCTGATGATGACGTAGTTTGTAGTGTCCCGTCAGGGAAGATTAACGCATTGCCAGTCGTTGTGATTCTTACATTGCCGGTTACCTCTAGCGCGGTGCCTGATGTAACCGCTGCGGTATTAATCCCCACACTGCTAGTCGTAATCGTAATCGCACCAAGGGTTGAGGCACTGCCGACAATAGTGATGTTTGATGCTGTGACAGCGCCCGTTACCGTTAGGCCACCTGTGACTGTCGCGCCGGTCGATGTAAATGCCACAGCGCCGATAGTAGATGCAGAGCCGGTAGCTGTGATATCAGCGACGGTGATTGTGCTGGCACTAATGTTACCATTGACAGTGAGGCTGCTCGCAGTTACGGAGCCAGTGACAGTAAGGTTACCTGTAACTGTAGCGGCAGTAGATGTGAAAGCTACGGCACCGATAGTTGATGCACTACCTGTAGCGGTGATGTCAGTGACCGTGATCGTATCCGCAGAAATGTTGCCGCTGACCGTCAGTGTAGATGCAGTTACATCTGTGAAGTTTGCTTTTTGCGCTAACAGGGCTAACGTGCCGCTGGTAGCTGGTAGAGTGACCGTGATGTTGCCGCTGTAGTTTGCGTGAGGTTGAGCCTGTAATCGTGTGAAGTGCAGGTTGTTGACCTCACAATACAGATCAATATGACCAGGTGAGCCGCTACCGGATCGGATTGTCAGCGAACCGCCAGACAGAGACAGGGTGCCAAGGCCGATCATATTGTTACTAGAATCGACGGTAATGGTGGTAGGCTCTAGGAACAAAGTGCTAGAGGTGGTCGATATGGTTTTCATCACCGTACCGGCAGTCACAGTGGTGCTAGTCAGAGAACTAAATACGTTGCCTGTGCCAGCGCCGGATGGCAAAGAGCCTACATCACCTTTATCACCCGAGAGCATAATATCGACGAGTAAGCTGTCGCCAGACGCAAATGGCGCAGCAGACGAAGCACCTTTGTTAGACACAGTAAGCTTTTGATAGCCAGATGCATTGGTGACTGCGGTTACGCTGTATTGAGCAAAGATTTCAGGGAACGTAGCTTTGCGTAGTGTGACAGTTCCAAGAATAGACGATGGGTTGTTACCGCCAGACAACAGCGAGATAAATGATGTCATGTCAGCGGACGACAGCGAGTCCACGTTGTCAATAAAGATCGTCGTTGTGCCGGTTGAGCTTGCGTTGTTTAGCGCAATGTTACCATTGCCGGGGTCAGCGTCAGATGTGCTGCTAATAAATTTGTAGCTAAGTGCAGCGCCAGGGTCGAAGATGTTCTCGACGCCTGTGATCGACCCGCCGGTAATATCGACGTTGCCACTAATCAGCTTCGTAATCGTCACCGCTGTGCTGGTAAAGCTGGCCGCACCAATGCTAGACGCCGAGCCTTTGATGGTGATGTTGTCGGCTGAGATGCTATCGGTAACGGTGATTGACTGAGCAGCGATAGATGTATTGGAGTTTAGTGTGCCGGTTACCGTAAAGTCGCCATTGACTTGCGCTGAAGTGCTAGTAATAGCAAGCGCACCAATCGTACTAGCACTGCCGGTCACCGTGATATTGTCTGCGCCAATAGTGGTAGCAGTAACATTACCGGAGACAGTAAGATCACCAGTTAGCGTAGCCGTGGTACTAGTGATAGCCAAAGCACCGATAGATGAGGCAGAGCCAGTCACAGTGATGTTAACTGCACCAATCGTGCTGGCGGTAATGTTGCCAGATACAGTAAGGTCACCCGTTAAGGTAGCCGTGGTGCTAGTGATAGCCAGAGCGCCAATCGTGCTTGCCGAGCCTACAACCGTGATGTTGTTTGCAGTAACACTGTCAGAGACAGTCAAGTTACCTGTGACAGTTGCACCAGTTGAGGTGAAGGCTACAGCACCAATCGTACTGGCAGATCCGACCACAGTAATATTAGTGGCCGTAACAGTAGTAAACGCACCAGAAGCAGGAGTAGTTGCACCTACAGTAGCGTTATCAATCGTGCCACCGTTAATGTCTGCGGTGTCTGCTACGAGTGCGTCGATGTTAGCAGTGCCATCAAGGAACAGGTCTTTGAACTCTGCTGCACTAGAGCCTAAATTAATATCGTCGTCTGTGGTAGGAACAATCGCGCCGTCAATCAAGGAGAACTGTGTAACAGATACAGAGCTAACAGCGATCTTAAAATCAATTTGATTTAGGGAGGTGTTGATCAGAACTTCGTTATGTCTACTAGGATCAGCAATAAGAGCAATCAACGGGCCTTCGTTAGCAGTGCCATCATGCCGGTGTCCCGTGCTGGCGTTGAATGCCGCAAGGACTTGGTTGAACTCAGCGTTAAGCGGTGGTGCGCTAACAATTTCACCGTTAACAATCTGAGCCGCTGATTGTCTAGTATAACCTGCCATTATCTATATCCTGCTGGTTGCCAAGTCAGACCCCATCCCTGAATACTATACGGTGCCTGAGTGCCTAGCGATGTAATAACAAGTCCCATCGCCCTGCCTGATCCCTGGATCATTTTTTCTAGCACTGGGCTAGAAGACCCGCCGAAAGTAAATGTAGACCCGAATGTGCCGCCGGTTGTAAAGTATCGTAGCAAAGCACCTTGGGTTGACATGGTATAACTTCCTGGGTTAAGTTTATTGGGATCATCCCAGTCAAAGTATACAGCCATGTTGAAGTCGGCAGTTCCCTCTGGTCTGGTGAAGATAGAAACCTTTTGGAATGTTTTTCTTTTTTCGGTGCTATCAAAGTAGAAGAAAGGTGTGGCGTAAACCGCCAGGATATCTTCACCGTTAAAATCGCTACCTATCTCTTGTTCAAAAATCTTACCGTCGATGTCACCGTGCAAAACTCTTTCGACGTTATTAATCAAACCGGACGTAGCAATAAAAGATCTAATGCCTAGTGTCTCGCCAAACTCCCAACCAACTCTGTTGTCAGCAAACCTCAGACCGCCGATAATACCTTGAGCGTCAGGTTGCGCCACAGTAGAGGTTGGGAAGAAGTATCTAAATTGTGATTTGTTTCTAATCACCACGCCGTTTAACAACGACAAATCAAAAGACTCTGGAAGTCTCCGTAGCACCTGCTGGATCGGTTTAGAGATAGTTTGTAGCTCAACATCACCGATTCTCGCTGTACCCTGAATAGGTCTAATACCATCTGAAGCCAGGAATAGAACGTCACCACCAATCTCAATCACACTGTCTGTAGCTATGCATCCGGTGTTGTTTGCAACCTCGGATAAAACAAAGTCAGTAGAGTTATTACCAGTGATTCTTTTAATTTTATTTTTGCCAAATACAAAAAGAGAATCCCTAAACTTAGCTAGTGCGGTGACCGGAAAGCCCACGTTGATAACGCCCCCGCCGCCGCCGGTAGTAAATTTTAAGTCCGTGTTAGGTTCACTAAATATAACATTATTTGGGTTAGCTGGGTTGCCAGCAACAAACACATGATTTCTAAAATCAGATACGAGTGCTACACCGTTTAGGTCAGTCTCGGATGCAAAGCTGTAGAAGAAGTTGACAGCAGATCCACCGACAGCAGTTTGGTTAGAAGCAGATGACGGTGCTGATAGGTTAAACGTAAAACCGTTTGCAGAGCTAACCGTGGCTACAGCGAAGTTGATACTGTTGGCTGTTTGATTGCCGAGGTCTACGTCGATGTTGCTAAATCTAACCGTGTCTCCTACAGTAAGTCCGTGTCCCGTAGATACAACAGTGACAACTGCTGACCCGCTCGTGGTCGTAAACGGATTAGATAGTTGACTGTTTGTCTCCGCACTGTCGGTCCCCTGATTGCTGAAGACCTCTAAGATAGTTGCGGTGGTTTGTCGAAAAGGTTTATTTACACCGTCTACACCAAACACAACCTGCTTACCTGTGAAGCTGTGTTCAATCGTTCTGATTCTGCTTACCCCGATTGCAGACCTGGTATTTACACTAGACGCTGTAGAAATATTTGTCCAACCAGAAGCCGAGGAATGTTCAAAGACCGAATAGAATTTACTAACAGTGTAGCTAATGTTTGTGGCAGAACTAACTTGAGTAGATGCTGCCGCAGCGGATGACTCAAAAGTGAAGCCGTTTACGCTAGAAACTGTGGCAACCGCAAACTCTTTGCCTGTTAGTGTTAAGCTGCCAAGAGTGCTGACGTTGGTGAATGAAACTAGCTCTCCGGTAGATAGTCCGTGTGAGGTTGACACAACTGTGACTGTCGTGCTACCAGTCGTAACTGTAATCGCGCCAGCAGGTAGAACTGCCGAGGTAGAGTCAACTGCGTTACGTCTAGCTGCATAAACTCTATCTTGGTGAATCCAAAGACCTAAAACCGCACCCGTGCCAGGAACCGTCGGATTAGACGAATCAAAAGCAGTATAACCATTCATCCTCCGGTAACCACCAAACTGAGAGATCTCAAAGTTTGTTAGTCGAATAGCAGCGCCTGGTTGTGTAGCAGCAAGGGTAAGCGCATCTTCGTTAGTGTAAAGACCGCCCCGCGCTATGATCGTGGCATCGCGGAGATTGTCAGTCATTACTTATCTCCATGCGGATAATTAATTAACCTGCTCACCCTAGTATCGCGGACATCAGTAAATCTGTTCACAAGAAGTTTCCGCATATTCTCAACGCCTTTTTCAAACCTTTGTCGGGCGATGGCAGCCTGTTGAGAGTTATCTCGGAACATGTAAGATTGGAACATAGCACCGTCGATCACCACGTTCTTAAAACTGTCGGGGACAAACATGGTGTCGGAGTGAGCTACCAAGTCCGACTGAAACTTAAAATAATCATAGGCGATTGTATATGCTTTGTCGGGGACGGGGCTAAACCCAACTCTATTGTCCAGAGTCCGATAAACATAGTTAGGAGTGTCAAAGTCACCTACATTTGCATTTTCATCGCGCTCGTAAAATCTTTGGATAAACGTATCGAAGTTAATTTCTTTTAGACGACGAGCATCAATATTGTCTGCGGTGCTTTTACGGATTCTAAACGTATCTAAGTCCGCAGTCTTCATGTCACTTTCAAGAGAATATACCGCAGTGCCAGTTGACGTAATGACGTTAGCAGTGTTATGGTTGAAGGGAAACTCAAACTGCTCTTGGCCGATCTCTTGCAAAGAAACATTTACAGAGTCTTTGATTTGAGAATGGAAACCCACGACGGTAAGAAACTCTGCCGTAGTCACCTGAACTTCGTTAAGGCGTTTAGCGACATCGTTTACCAATGTAATAAAAGTCGTTGCCATCTAAGCTGCCTTTAACCATTTCAAAGGGACATCTTCACCCAGTGTATAAGAACCCTTGCCTACATCTTCATTCACTACCATAGTAAATGTGGTATTACCGTATGCGTGAAACTTAATTTTTTTCTCTCTACCGAGAATCTGAATTACCTTTGCAGCTTCTTGAGCCATGCCTAGGTACTCAGTGGTAGATTTGTATCTTTGTTTTTTATCGCTGCTTTCTACAATAATCTGTTGTGCAGACGGGTTAGCATCAATATTATTACGATTGATGTTTTTAATTAGGTCACCGTTAGGATCATCTTGATAGCCACAGTCAAAGCCTACAATATGAATCTCTTTATATCCTAACCACGCACAAAGAAAGAATGCTTGGATTGTTGAGTTAGATCCCCCGGCAATGACCGGCTCTGGCATCCAGTTAACTGAGGATATCGTGTTAAACTTATAAACCTTACAACCTTTGGCAGTGTCAAACACTTCTGGTTTAATTTGGGTTGACAAAAGGTATGCAGTCTTTTTATTCTTAAAAACTCTGTTAGGTTCGTTATCGCCAGCATCAACGTGGATGCAGTAGGTGGGCGTTACATTAATGTTGTGTAAATACTCAACAGTCTTTGAAGCGAAAATATCCCCTTTCCAGTTTTGGATAAGAGGATGGAACTGACGGATGGAAGGACCACCGCCGCAAATTAAAACTTTATCTTTTCTTTTTCTTGCGCTATTTTTAAGTTTACCTATCCACGGCACAGGTTGATCTTTGTTGATCTCATAATGTTTTTGTAACTGCTCATCGTCAACAGCACAAACAAGTTTGATTGCCATGAATACCTCAAAGGAAAGGGGAGGCCAACTAAGACCTCCCCCAGTTTACTTAAGCAAGCGTGTCTCGGTCTACTTCATTCGGGCCGAGCTTGGTGGTCACATCAGTCATAAATGCAATGACGCGAACCTTGCCGGTAGCGACAGCCGTGTCACCAACTGTGGCCAGCTTAACATCAATAGTGTCAGCAGCCGAGGCTGGGGCAACGGTGTTGGCACCAAACGGAGCAAGGCCGTTCGAGCCAATAGCCATGAAGCCAGTAGTCGCGGCGTCACCGCCGTCAATAAAGTCATCACCAGCGGCAACGTCGATATCAACGGTAGCCAAGGTGCTGTTAACAGCAACGACGCACTCAGCAATCGCACCATGCAACAGCGTGTTAGCAGGAACATCAATCACTTGAAAGATGTCACCGGCAGCCAAAGCGGAACCCTTAGCAGTGGTGGCCGCAGCAAAGTCAAGAGTAAACTCGACGGTGTACGGCATTTGAGCGCCCATACGGGCTTTGTGGTTGATGGAGGTGGCAGCGCCATTAGCAACACCACCGACAGTCATATCTACTGTAGCCATGTTCTATCCTCCTTACGAGTGAATGTTATAAGCAGCAGTTACAAGAGCTTCAGGGCGAAGCAACTTGCGACCGTACATGTGCAGACCACGAACAACATCAGCAAAGCTGTCATTGTCACGATAGGTCTCAACTTTTTCGATTTGCGAAGCCGTAGCAACAGCCGAATCATGACCGCCAATGATGACGCCAAAGTTCGAGGACGAACCAGCGGCGGCAACCGTGCCGGGACCAGTGCCGATAGAAGGCAGGTTATTCGACATGTAGATGCGGAAGCCACGAATCAAACCGTCCATCACACGACCATTGCGAAGAATGTCGCCAGCATCTTGGCGACCAGCAAAGTCGTTGTTCAACAGTTTCGAGTTTTCATCGTTAAGGACTTCAGCAAACACGGGATCGACAACAAGCCAGCGACCGTCGCGGTCAACATTCTGTTGGTCCAGCTTACGAGCCATCCGGTTCAGAACAGCCAACGCGGAAGAGTTGGTGCTGGTCGGAGTGGCAGTAATCGGAATAGAGTTCGCGGTCGTGGACCCGATACCCATGTCAGTGGATGTCAGCTTCATGGTGTTCAAGAGGCCATCGGCATCAACGGTGCTAACCGGGTCAGTACCCGACTTGTCACCAGCGACACGAGCAGTGCTGGCATTCGCATGAAGCGCAGCTTGCTTGAAGCCCGACATGTAACCAAAGATTTCTTGGTCGTACTGGTCACGCAGACGATAGCCAGCGCGGTCAGTAGCCAAGGACTCAAAGTTAATGTGGCTATGGGCTTCTTCGATGTCGTCAATCTTGAACGCAAAGTAGTT